TGCTCTGGCCTTCTCCTTGACTGAAGAAGCCGTGGAGGACAACCTCTACGACCGCCTGGGCGCTCGCTATACACGTGCTTTGGCACGTTCCATGGCTCAAACCAAGCAGATCAAAGCTGCTGCCATCCTGAACGGCGCTTTCACCACCTCTATCGGTGGCGACGGTGTTGCTCTGTGCGCAACCAATCACCCCACTTTGAGTGGTCCTAACTTGTCCAACACACTGGCAACAGCTGCGGACTTGTCTGAGACCTCCTTAGAGCAGTCACTGATTGACATCTCTGCGTTTACCGATGAGCGTGGCTTGAAGATTGCTGTGCAAGGCTTGAAGTTGATTATTCCTAAGGAACTGCAATTTACCGCAGATCGCATTTTGAAATCAACTTTGCGTGTTGGTACTGCTGACAACGACATCAACGCCATTCGCAACATGGGCATGGTGCCTCAAGGCTACACAGTCAACAACTTCCTGACCGATCCAGATGCGTACTTCATCAAGACTGACGCACCTAACGGCATGAAGATGTTCACACGTGTGTCTCTGAAGACTGGCTTCGAAGGCGACTTCGACACCGGCAACGTCCGTTACAAGGCACGTGAACGCTACAGCTTCGGCTTCAGCGATCCACGCGGCATGTTCGGTTCGCCTGGCGCGGCCTAAGCAAGAAAGGCCTCCTCGGAGGCCTTTTTTTCGCGGTAAAATTGTCACAAACAACACCTGGAGGCGACGTTCATGCCATATAAGGTTGACATCTGCGGCATCTACAAAATTGTAAATACGGCAACAGGGCAGTGTTACGTCGGTCAGTCTCAGCGTGTAAAAAAACGGCTAAAAGAGCACTTTCGCCTGTTGCGAGGGGACAAACACACGAACCATCATTTGCAGCACGCATACAACAAGTATGGCGCAGCTTCCTTTTACGGGGAGTTGGAGGTTGAATGCGACGATCCGGAAGAACTAGATGCGCTTGAAAATGCTTTTATCAGCGGAGCAGCGTGGTTTGAGGAAAAAACGATATACAACATTGCGGACTTTGCCAAAGCGCCCATGCGGGGAAAAACGCATTCAGAGGGGGCGCGCGAGCGTATTCGATTGGGGCGCAGGGCGTCTAGTTTTAATTACCAAAGTCCCGAGTATCGAGATACACTGTCTAAGGCACAAATGGCACGTTACTTTGCGGACCCGAAATTTGTTGCAAAGGTGAAATTCATACTGGACAATCCAGACTTGTCATACGCAGAACGTGCACGACGTTTGCAAGCTGACATAAGCCCCGTGCGCAAACTTGCGTTAAAGTATCAACATCTCAAAGGAGTTCTGTAATGGCCCAAACCCGATTTTCTGGCCCAGTAGCGTCTGACAATGGCTTTATCACCACGATTTCCAATTCTTCCACTGGAGCCGCCGCGTTTAATGCGGGTGCCACTGCCGTCACGATGACGGGTGTTGGCGGCACGGGCGGACGCACCTTGTTCCAGATGGACACTAACGTCGCTCTGGGTTCGTTTTCTAACGCTTTGAAAGCCGAAGTCACTTACGGTGCTACTGGTAGCACGACTGGTCTAGGTTCAGCCTTTGTTGCTGAGTTGACCCTTTCTGCCGGTACCTCTTCTGGCACCTACTCCCCTGTTGAAATCGAGTTGAACGCTGGTTCTGGTGCTTCTACTGGCACAACAACTTCGCTGATTTACGCTTCGGTTAACGGTACAGGCAAAGCGACTGTCGATACCAACGGCTATTTGTTGAACTTGGCCGGTGTCACTGTTGCAGGCGCTAAGTTGGCTGCAACTGGCACGATCACCAACGTGAATGAAATCACCCACGGCCTACGTGTCAAGATTGCAGGTAGTGACTACTACCTCTTGGCTGCTACTGCCGCTAACTTCAACGCCTAATGGCTGCGTTGGATGAGGAATACCTGCTGGGTTTGAGGAATCAGGCACTTGAGCAAAGGCAAAAGTATCTGGACCTCATCCAACAGGCAAACGGGGCAATTGCAATGGTGGATGTTCTACTGACCGAAATCAGTCGTATGGACCCTCCTGATTCACGGACACAGAGTACAAAAACGGGGGAATGACATGAGCAACAGCAATATTCAGGCAGTTACAAAGACTGCCGATGGTCATGCAATTGCGGGTCGTACGAGGGTAGCTGGCGTTTACTTCACAAACACGGCAGTAGCCGCGTCCTTTAGCCTAAAGAACGGCAGCACTACCGCAGGCACAGCCCTGATGACCATTAATACGCCTGCTGCGGCCGGAGCCACTGACCTTATCCTTCCGGATATGGGCATTGTCTTTGACTCAGGGGTGTTCATTGATGTTTCTGGTGCGGAAGTTACCAGTGTGACGTTGTTCTTCTATGGTGGAGCAGCGCAGTAATGGCTTCCAAGGGCATGGGCATCAAAACCTCGGTCAAGAGCGGAAATTTCCGCCCTACCAAGGCTGGTGCAGGCATGACCAAAAAAGGCGTTACAGCGTACCGCAAAGCCAACCCTGGAAGCAAGCTCAAGACGGCGGTGACCGCCAAGAATCCGTCCCCCGCAGAAGCAAAACGCCGTGCGTCATACTGTGCGCGGTCCGAGGGGCAGATGAAGGATTTCCCTGAAGCTGCCAAGGACCCCGATAGTCGCTTGCGTCAGGCGCGCAAGCGCTGGAGATGCTGATGCAAGTTGTTGAAGTATGGGCAGGCGGACTGACTCTTTTACTGGGAATTCTCGGCTATGTGATGCACGAGAAGTTCCAGGAATTGTCCCGCATAAGCATTCTTCTTAACAAAACAAGAGAGGAGGTAGCGCGTGATAACGTTACTCAAGCAGAAGTTGACAAAATTATGGACCACCTTGACCAGCGTTTTAACAAGCTGGAAGAGAAAATTGACAGACTTATTCAGAACTCGAAATAAGGAGCAGTGATGGCGACAACCACAAAGATGAAGATGGTCATGAAGAATGGCAAGAAAGTCCCGGCTTTCGCTGCTGACAACATTGGCAAAATGAAAAAAGGCGGAGTGGCGGGCATGCACAAGATGCCCGATGGCTCCATGATGAAAGATTCTGACATGGCCGACAAGATGGGTCGTGCTGTCAAACGTAAAACGGCCGACGTTAAAGGCCGTGCAATGAAAAAGGGGAAATAACATGGCTGGACGTGGAATGGGAGCCGCTACGCGCGGTGGTGGTGCTGTTGAGAGCGGCCCAAAAAACAAAATGATCTCTGAGACAAGCACCTCTACGGGTGTTCCTATGATGGCTAAAGGCGGCATGGCCAAGGGCATGATGGCCGGCGGCATGATGTCCAAGGGCTATGCAGCAGGCGGTGCAGCCAAGAAAATGTCTAAGGGCATGATGTCTGGCGGTAAACGCGCTAAGTAATGGCCTACCTCATCAGCAACATTCCGTACTTTAAGTGCTGGGTCAGACGTGAGTTTACCCATATGCACCAGAAGTACCATGGCGAGTATTTGCACGCAAATGTCATTGCGGTCAATACGATGCCGGATCGTTGCTTGAGTTTTCAGGTGGTGTTTACCGGGTGTGAAAGCCAGGTAGACGGCTCTGAGAATGTACATGGGGGAGCCATGTGGGCGCGCATGCCTATCACAGCGCTGGTGGGAGACATCCCGCTAGACGAGTGGCCGGAACGCATGCCCACGCATTTAGTGCAGCCCTGGGACTGCCCTTCGCATCACCACACTGTGGTGAAGTTTTCGCGAACCAGTCCCAGCCCTTGGCTATGTAAGATTGATGGCGAGTTCTACACAGGTCGGTATCTATTCACCGTGGATTATGCGGAGAGTGAGGTAGCCGACTGTCCTGCGCAGCACAAGCAGAGTCATGTTTTGATTTTGACGGATGCGGGCAAATGGACAGGCAACATTGTGGCTTTGCCCAACAACCGTGTCAGGGTCACAAGCCCTGCATTTTGGCAAACAGGCGAAGGCGCACCTGATTTCAGGCCCAGTCAATGGACGCATTGTGCGGAGCAGGACGATTCGTACATGGACGCACAAGAAACCTTCAACAACTTGTACAGCAAATGACCACCTCAGGAACAACAACCTTTGATCTGTCGATTGACGACCTGATTGAAGAAGCATTTGAGAGATGCGGCATACGTGGCACAAACGGCTACCAGCTAAAGTCTGCGCGTCGCTCTCTCAATTTGTTGTTTCTGGATTGGGCCAACAGGGGCCTTAATCTTTGGACGATTGAGCAGGCTACCTACGCCATCACGCAGGGTATCAATGAGATATCGTTGGCTACAGACACCGTCAACGTTTTGTCTGCTGTCATTCGAGACCCTTCCCAGGGTATCTTGACCGACATCACAATTGACCGGATCAGCCGCTCTGAGTACCTCAACATACCGGACAAGACCTCTCAGGCGCGACCTGCTCAGTACTATGTACAGAGAACGAATGTCCCCAAGGTGTTTTTCTACCCTGCGGCAGACCAGAACTACACATTTGTGTATTACCGCATTCGTCGTATTCAAGATGCTGGTGCGTACACCAACACATCAGACGTCAACTTCAGATTCCTGCCATGCCTGACATCAGGACTGGCGTACTACATCTCTCTCAAATACGCACCCGAGCGCACTGGCGCGCTCAAGACTATTTACGAAGAAGATTTCTTGCGCGCCGGAATGGAAGACAGAGACATTGCCAGCGTCAGCTTCGTTCCTGACTTAGGGGTGTGACGCATGGCCTTCGCAACAGGTAAATTTTCATATGGCCTGTGTGACTATTGCGGACAGCGATACGAGTACAACGTGCTTCGCAAGAACTGGCGAGGGTTTAAGGTCTGCCCTGACGACTACGAGCCCAAAGAGCCACAACTTGAGCCTTTGAAATATCGTGGCGACGCCATTGCCCTGTACGAGCCCCGGCCCGATAGAATCGAGCCTGTATCGGTGTTCGTAGGTGCGCCAGGCTTCACTGCATTCCAGAGTTTTGGAACAGTGCGCAACACCAACGACATGCGTCCATATATCCAAGACCAGGCCTTGATTGCTCAAGGCGTGGTAGGTTCTGTAACGGTGGTGACCTCATGACTTACAACGAACTTGTAACCAACATACGAAACTACACCGAGGTAGGCGCAAACGTCTTTACTGATCCGGTGATAAATACGTTCATCACTTTTGCAGAAAACAGGATTTTGAGAGACATTGATTTGGATGTTTTCAAGCTTGAAGTGGCCGGAAACATGACCAGTGGGAACAAGTTTTTGTCTGCTCCCAGTGATATCCTGACCCACCGCTACCTGATGGTTACCTCGGGTAACGACCAGATCTTTCTGGACTTCAGAGACACCTCTTTCATGAAGGAGTACTGGCCAAACGGGGCTACGACGGGCATTCCGAAGTACTATTCCGTGTGGGACCAGAACACTTTCTACATTGCACCGACTCCAAACGCTGCTTTTGTTGTGGAAATGGGGTATATCTACCGGCCAGAGCAGCTTTCTTCGACGAACAACACGACATGGATCAGCACAAACGCGCCTGAGGCCTTGTTTTACGCGTGTTTGATCCAGGCTTACAGCTACACCAAGGGCCCACCTGAGATGATGGCCACCTTTGACGCAAGCTACAAGCAGTCTATTCAGGGACTGGGTATCGAGCAGCAAGGCCGTCGCCGTCGTGATGAATATCGTGATGGTATGGTCCGTATTCAACTTAAATCGGAGACCCCTGGACCATGATAGGCAATCAATCTCCTGTGTTATTGGGCGGCGTAAGCGTCGCCACTACCAGTGGACGTGGCTGGACTCCAGATGAGTTGGCCGATCGGGCTATTGAGAAGATTATTTACGTTGGAAGTGAGTCACATCCAGCGATTCGGGATCAGGCATTGGCTTTTCGCACTGCTGTGCGGGGAGTTGTCAAGGCCTATCTCGAGGAAGCGGTAAATCAGGATAGGGCAACCATCGCAATCCGCCTGCGTGAAGCAGGTCATTCCAACCTCGTTCATTTGTTAGGAGATTAAAAATGGCATTTTCAGGAAATTTCATGTGCACCAGCTTCAAAGTGGAGCTGATGAAAGCCGTGCACGACTTTACAACCGGTACAGGAAGCACTTTCAAGCTCGCTTTGTACGACAACAGTGCCTCTTTCACGGCTGCGACGACCGCATACACCAACACCAACGAAGTGGCCAACTCAGGCACTTACGCGGCGGGTGGCGGCACGTTAACGAATGTGACTCCAACATCCTCTGGAACAACTGCTTTCACGGACTTTGCAGATTTGTCGTTCACCAGTGCCACCATAACGGCATATGGCGCGATGATCTACAACGATTCTGCCGCAGGCAACCCATCGGTGTGTATCCTGGATTTTGGTGGTGCAAAGACCTCCACAGCAGGCACTTTCACCATCATCTTCCCAACAGCTGACGCAACAAACGCGATACTTCGTATCGCCTAAGAGGCGTAAGTGGCCGATGTACGGATTGCACTTGGCGGATTTGGCAGTCAAGCCTGGGGCGAAGCCCCATGGGGTGAGGGTGCGGTCACGCTGTCTGCAACTGGCCAGGTCGGGTCGGTCACCACAGCGGCAGACGCCAATGTCAGCGTTACTGGGGTCTTCGCAACAGGCCAGGTTGGCACTGTCGCCATCGATGCCTCTGCAAATGTCCCGGTTACCGGGTTGCAGGCCACAGGACAGATTGGCAGTGTCCAAGTCTCCTGTGACGCGAACGTTGATGTCACGGGCGTACAGGGCACAGGACAGGTCGGATCAGTCACTGTCAGTGCAGATGCCAATGTATCTGTCACAGGGGTATTTGCAACAGGCCAAGTCGGCGCAGTCAGCATCACTGCAAACGCTGATGTCAGCGTTACAGGTGTCTCAGCCACGGGATTTGTTGGCGCAGCGACTGCCATTGGGGACGCAAACGTCAGCCCCACCGGTGTGGAAGGTACGGGCCAAGTTGGCTCAGTCACGGTCAATGCGGACGCCAACGTACTGCTCACCGGCGTATCTGCCACAGGCTTTGTCGGGGTTGCCACGGCAATTGGAGACGCAAACGTCACGCCTGTTGGGGTGGTTGGAACTGGCCAGGTTGGGTCCGTCTCAATCAGCGCCACGGCAAGTGTGGTCCTCACCGGCGTTGAGGCTGTTGGCTTTGTCGGGGCGACCACTGTTGCTGCAAATGCTGATGTCTTTGCCACAGGAGTGGAGGCAACTGGCCAGGTTGGCTCGCTTGAGTTTGCTGGCGATGCCAATGTGGATCTCACAGGCGTTGAAGCAACGGGGGCCGTGGGCAGCGTTGAGGTTGAAATTGCAACGATTGTTCCAGTTGTTGGCCTTTTGGCCACGGGCAGCGTTGGGTCGATATCGGTCAGAGTTGATGCCTTGGTTGGCGTCACAGGCGTCCAGGGAGTTGGCCAGGTTGGTACCTTATTGGTTTGGGCCGTTGTCCCTGATTCGCAGACCCCGAACTGGGCGTTGGTGGATGATTCTCAGGGGTCTGGCTGGACGATTGTTAATGACAGTCAAACAGTTAACTGGCAAAATGTCAATGATTCACAGTCTCCCGGTTGGGCTGAAGTTGATGATGAACAGGCAAATGTGTGGACGCGCATAGCGGCATGAGGAAAACAAGATGACAATTAATTACACCACTCTTCTTGGCCTAGCCAAACCTGTCACGGGGACGGAAGCCAATACTTGGGGAACGGTAGTCAATGATGAGATTACCAGCCTGTTGGACACAGCAGTGGCGGGAACCACTACGCTCAGTTCTGATGCGGATGTGACCCTGACAACGACTACTGGTGCTGCAAACCAGGCCCGCCAGGCAATCATTCTTTGGACAGCGGGCGGGACAACTCTGCGGACAATCACTGCTCCTGCGCAGTCCAAGACCTACATTGTCATCAACAAGACGTCCAGCACTCAATCCATCAAGTTGGTGGGTGTGGGGCCGACAACTGGGGTCACGATTGTGGCCAACGAATTGGCGCTGTGTGCGTGGAACGGCACTGACTTTGTGAAGATTGCCAATCAGTATGGCGCATCCAACGTAACTTCACTGACTGCCACTGCAAACTCCTCGTTCACGTCAACTGGTGCATTGACCATCAGCAAGGGAACGACTGGAGAGCGTCCTACACCAGCAAGCGGGATGCTTCGCTTCAACACCACTACAACTGAATTTGAAGGCTACAACGGCACGGCATGGGCTTCTGTGGGTGGTGCGGCACTGGTCAACGATACCTCGACTGCAAGCAACCTTTTCCCGTTATTTGCGACTGCTACAAGCGGCACAGCGGCGACATTAAA